TCCTCTAGCAAAAACTCTTCTTCCTTGCCCGCCAACTTGTGCTGAAGCAAGGCAATCTCACGATTTAAGTTATCGCGGGCAACTTCTCCTTTCGTTCGCGTTGTTGCAAACGTCGCCAACCGCTCCCTAATTTGAAGCTGGTTTAACAGCTCTGCACTTGTCAGTTGCTCTGTTCTCAGCGACTGATTCTCCAGTTTATTTATCTTTTTCACTCGGTCTTCGTGCTCGAATTGTATTTGCAGTAGATCTCTTGCTACGTCGCTGCCAGCCTGACGCAGCCTAACCTCGCGAGAAAACTCTTTAGCTAAGTCCTGCGCTTGCGTAGCAGTACTTTTTGCAGTCTCAAGATCTTCAGCTCGAAGAATGTTTATTTGTCTTTGAACTTTTGCTATTTCTAAATTTTCTTCTATCATTCGTGCGTTTTTAAGAGTTTGATCCGATGAGCTAGGATCAAGGTTATAATCTATACGTTGTTTCCTGCTTATTTCTATAAGTTTTTTGCCTAATTTAAGGCGAAGATTTTCTACTTTTGTGGTATAATCTTCTTCTATTTTAAGTCGTTTTATTAGACTTGTTTCTTCCAACATAGAAGTTAGTTGTTGAGTGCTTGCGCGTATATTTTCAAACTGCCTGTCTTGAATACTATCTAACTGCCCATTCACATTTTTAAGAGATTCTTCTAATTTTTTAACATCAACGTTAGCCAACTTTAAAATAGATGTTCCTATAGTTTTAAGACCTACACCAATAAGACTAAACACAGTATTTATACTTTTAATTATATCAGCAAGTACTTTTGTTATTGAAGCTAGTAAAGCTATTACAGGGGCGCCCAAGATTCCTAAAGTTGTTCCGACAGCTAAACCAAGCTCTTTGCCTGCAGCTGCTAATAGATTTACCGCATTAGCTATATCTTGAGTAACACCAGGAAGTGCTCCTGTTTGCTGAAAAACACCCTCTTCTAAGGCTGCGCGCGCTTTTACCAAGTCCCCGGACTCACGCAATAGGTCAACTTGATTTTTCAGCTCTGCAGTTATACGCACTCCGGCACTCCGTAGTCTTTCAACATCTATAGTTTCAATCGCAGTGCCGATTTCCGAAATACCGTTAATTAATTGTTCAATTTGCTGACCAATCGCGCTTCCAAAAACCTGACCTCCAAATCCTCCACCAGATAATGCGCCTATAGCTCCGCCAGCAATAGACCCAGGGCCTCCTCCAAAAAGTAGAGGAAAACCAACACCTAACTGAAGGCTTTCCTTAAGTTTTCTCTTAAAACGTTCTTGGGATTTAGCCGCTCTATCAGCCTGCAGCGCAATAGTTCGCATAGGGCGTGAAAGTTTATTAGCAAGATTTAAAATTTCATCAATATCGGACACGCTACTTTTTAAATTAGTAGCAACGTCTTTTGTTGTTTTAACTGCAGAGGGGGGCAACAAAGCTTTAGGAACAAAAGGCTGTGGACCAACAGCCCCTGGAGCGTACTGTGTAGTAGCAACGGCTTTTGGAATAGCCGCCATACGTTCCCCAAATTTTGCTTCTATATTTAAAGCGTTTTGTATATTTTTTTGCTCTAAAAGCGCTTCATTTTGCGCTTTTATAAGCATTTTAAATTCTTCGCTGTCCGCAACAGCGTTGTTTAAAAGAAAATTAATTTCTTTTAGCGCTTGTCCTGTCCCGCTAAATGTTTTAGGTAATTCTTTTAATTCTTTTAAACGCTTAGAAAGGTCTCCTACGCCACTTCTATCAGTAAGAGTTTTGCCAAAAATATCTGCTCCGGCAGTAGCAAGCGCCCTGCCTTCAACTCTTAACTGTTTATATTGGCCAACAAGCAAGCCCAATCCAAATTGTTGCTGCTTAATTGGATCGTTAGTCTTTAAAAATGCACTACGGAGCCTTGCTTGCTGCTCAGCAAGTTTTGCCAGAGAGTTTGAAAACTGCTCTCCCCCCTTAGTTGCACCCGTAGCTGCATTTATTAAGCTGGCTGCAGCTTTATCTGCATCTGCAGCAAGTTCTTTTAGAGATTTAGACGCTTTTGTAACGTCTAAGTTAACTTTAATTTTATTTAAAGCGCCTACCTGTTTTTCTACTTGACCGACAAGTTTGCTAAGATCTTTTACCTGTCTTTTGTCTACCTTTACGGCAAGCGAGATATCCTGCATAGAAGTCCCGCACCAAGCAACCCTAACCTTAGCTTAGCGTAGCCCCATAGTCTGCGCTCCACGAGAAATTTTGGCGCGCTCCATCGCTTTCTCCTCCTCTTCCTGCTTTATTTCAAAAAATGCTGCCCACGCAACAAGCTCTTCCTGTGTCAACTCTTTGGAAAGAGAGGCAACGGTCATGCCTAGCTCTTTAGCTAGATGAAACAAGAATAACCAATCAGGCTGCGCTTTTAAGATTTGCTTTCGCTTCCTCCACTTTGTTTTCTGCGCCGGAAGACAACATTGCCAGTTGAATTTCTTGAAGCACTGCAGCTTCAACGGCATTTTTTAAAACAGCTTTTTCGCCGTCCTGAAAAATGCGTTTGCCGTCAGAATCCAAGGCTTTTTGAAGCATTAAATCAAGAGCAAACTCAGTAGGGCTATCATTATCCGATTTCTTTTGAATAGACTCCCGCTCGTTAATGGTCAAAGGGTGCCAAAAAATTTCTAATACAACTTCTTCGTCTTTTTTGACCTCGTATTTATAAAGTTGGCTAACGCCAAATTTGTTCCGAAGAAGCTCTGATGCCCGCATGGAAGAGGTTTAAACTTGCACTACTATCCTATGCTACAGCACTAAACTGACAAGACACTAATCCAATAAAGTGGGAACGGTCTTCAATCTCTAACGGTGTTGGGCCAGAAATTTCAAGAGAGCGTGGTTTACAATTGAAAGTATCCGTATATCCAGCAGCATTCACAGAGGTCAAGCCGTCAATAATCGCTTCCCCAATAGTCGCAAGCACTGACGTACCAGCATTTTTAGGAACGTAGATATTGCATTGAACAACGCCCGTGTAGAAATCTGATGATGCGCCATGCGTTTGTATCGTGCTTTGGCTGTAGGACACCGACATTAAAACGTATTTTTTAGTTTTTCCGGGTGTAGTAAAACTTACGTTGTCGTACACCATTTTTACGGTGGCGTCAACTGCTGCAACCGCATCAGTAACTGCTTTCTCAAAAGCAGCTCTAGGAGCAACTAACGTCATAACACTTTTTGATACTTAGAACCACGGGCGGTTCCACTACCCGCAATTTTTAGGGTAACGCCATCTCTTGCAGCAAACACCGTTTGAGCTACTGACTTAAGACCTGCCAAGTACGAAATTATCTGGCTAGGTCGCTCCAAAGCGTAACGTGCATAACGCGCTGTATTGCCTATATAAATAGTGTCATCACTTGTAAAAGAAGGTAGATCAAATCTAGGACTAATACTGCCGGGGTAACTTTTTACTGTACTTTTTAATTGTTTGATTGTTGCCCAAGGTTCGTAGTTTTCTACATCATGCTGTGGGCGAGGACGACTCTTTGACGCTTTCCAGCTAGATGCAAAAAAGCCCGTATAAACAGGACTTACTTCAGGCAAGTCATTTACGGCAAGCCTTACAAACTCTCTAAACGCTCGGTCAAGGTCGGCGTTAATCGAAGCTTCGATTTGATCAGCAAGTTTTCCCATCAGAACCTCACCAGCAAGATATACAAGTACTCTTGACCGCCACGAAACGTCTCAATATCGGTAATTTGAGCCGCACGGTCCGCACCAGCAAATTTCAACGTCACCTCATCCTGGAACGTAGGTTGATTGCCCCCGATTTGATCAGGCGAAATGTAGACACGAGCTTTGCGCTCCTCACGTCCTTCTTCTTCCTCTGATCGCACAAACTCAATCGGGCACTTTAGGTTGAAGTACGGACGGTCAAATGTCGTGAACGTACCCTTAGCCGTGTCATACGTCCCATCGAATTTGCGGGTGTAGTCAATCTTGGTGTCTAGGCCGTCGCCAAGGTCCGCAACGATTGCCTTAGCTGCTTCTTTGAAAACCTTGTCGAGTGCTCCAGGCATGTCAACCCCTCACAACGCGGACTTGATACGAACCACTGCCCCCCAGACAGTAAGCGCCGAGATAAGACTGAAGCCAAGGATAAACGTCGAATACGTTGTTAACAGTTCCAGTAGCCTGACTAGAAGTGTTGTA